ACAATTCAATTTCCCGCAGCAGCGGCTTCAACAGCAATCGTCAGGATAGCATAAGGAGGTAGTTCCTTATGTCAATTGCCAAGACATTTACCGTAACGGTAGTCAGTACCGGTTCAGGAAATAAATATTTTATAGATGGTGTTCAACAAGACACAATAATGATAGGCGCAGGCCTTATTTATAAATTTGATCAATCAGATAGTTCTAACAATAACCACCCTTTAAGATTTTCAACAACAAGTAATGGTACACATAGTGGTGGCTCAGAGTATACTACAGGAGTTACTACAAATGGAACTCCGGGACAAGCTGGAGCTTACACTCAAATAGATGTTAAAAACGGTGCACCATCAACTTTATATTATTATTGTACTAATCACTCAGGAATGGGTGGACAAGCAAACACAGATGGTTGGGGACGTTCTTATTGGGGACAAGCAGATTATGGTGACACCAATATAATAACACAAGGTTGGGGGAGACTTGGTTGGGGATCACAAAGTTATGGAGATGCACCTACAGTTACTCTTTTAGGACAACAAGCAACAACAGGGTTAGGTTCATTAACAGTTTCATTAAGACCTGGTTGGGGTACTTTAGATTGGGGTGAAAATGGTTGGGGTAGTGTAGAAGAAGGTATAGAAGTTTTAACAGGGCAACAAGCAACTTCAGCCGTAGGTTTAATCACTCCAGCAGATGTAATAGGATTAACTGGTCAAAGTGCAACATCAAATGTTGGTGCTTTTACTTTTGTTATATCACCAACAATTACATTAACAGGGCAACAAGCAACTTCATCCGTGGGTTTAATCACTGCAACAGATGCAATAGGATTAACTGGTCAAGGTGCAACATCAGCCGTAGGTTCTATGACCGTAGGAATAGGAGTTCCTTTAACAGGAGTTTCTGCAACATCAGGGATTGGATCAGTTACTACAGGTTCAGTAGAATTAGTAAATTTATCTGGTAGTCAAGCGACAAGTGCAGTAGGTTCAATTGTACCTGAAATAGGAGTTCCTTTAACAGGAGTTTCTGCAACAGCTTCTGTAGGTACAATTAATCCTGCTGACATCATGGGATTAACTGGCCAAGAAGCAGTGTCTAGTGTAGGAGAGCTCATTGTACTTGGATATCAAGATGTTGACATAGTAGGGAATACATCGTATACAGATGTAACACACGTAGCTTAATAGGAGAACAAAATTATGGCATCAACTTATACGGATCTCGGTCTAGAATTAATGGCGACTGGCGAAAATGCTGGTACTTGGGGAACAAAAACAAACGCAAATTTAAGTTTAATTGAACAACTTACAGGTGGATACAATTCTCAAGCTGTAACTGATTCAGGAACACCAACTGCTTTAACAATAGCCGATGGTGCTTTAACAGGAACTGCTCAACAAAGAGTTATAGAATTAACAGGATCAATATCAGGAAGCAGAGTTGTAACTTTTCCTTTACTTACAGAAAATTTTTACATTATTAAAAACAGTACATCGGGTACACAAACAGTACAAATAAAAGCAGTATCTGGTTCAGGAGCAACGGTTACTTTTGCAACAGATGATAAAGGATATAAACTTATTTATCTTGATGGTGTTGCAACAAACACTGGAGTTTATGAGGCGACTGTAGGGGCAACTGGAGATGTAACTCTTACTGGAACACAGACTCTAACAAATAAAACTTTGACAGCACCTAAAATTGGAACTTCAATTTTAGATACTAACGGAAACGAATTATTACTTTTAACAGCCACAGGTTCAGCGGTTAATGAATTAACTTTAGCCAATGCTTCAACAGGCAATGGTCCTATTCTTTCAGCAACAGGTGAAACTAATGTTGATATAAATTTAAACCCTAAAGGAACAGGTGTACTTAAAAGTGCAACAGCTGCAGTTAAAATTGCAGGAACAGAGACTATGTGGGTTCCAGCAGCAGCAATGTATGGAGCTACAACTAATGGTGCTGACGCACAACAAGTAGAAACAACAGCAACAAGACCTGATATAAAAGTATTAGATTTTGATGCAGGAACAGATGAATTTGCACAATTTTCAGTAGCTTTTCCTAAATCGTGGAATGAAGGCACAATACAATACCAAGTATATTGGACTCCAAGCAATACAAATACAGGTAACTGTATATTTGGTTTACAGGGAGTTTCTTGTGGTGACAGTGACCCTATTGATGTTGTTTACGGAACAGCAATAAATATTACAGATGCTGGTATAGGAACAGGACTAGACCAACAAGTTTCACCTTTAAGTTCAGATGTTACAATCGCAGGTTCTCCTGCAGTAGATCAACAAACTTACTTTCAATTATTTAGAGATGCAAACGCAGGTGGAGATACATTTACTGGTGATGCTAGAGTTCTAGGTATCAAAATACTCTTTACTACTGATGCAGCTAACGACGCATAAGGAATTTAGATATGAGAGACATTAAAAATAAACTTACTTCAAGTAAGAATTCAAAAAATACACAAAACAGAAGAGGTAAATCTTTTGGTTATCAAGTCTTAGGATTTGGTGCTGGAGGTGGTGCTGCTTTTGATGGTATAGTTGCAACAGGTGGAACTATTACAGAAAGTGGTGATTTTAAAATACACACATTTACAGGAAATGGAACTTTTACTGTTAATTCGGTAGCTTCTGTTGACACAGATAATAATAAAGTAGATTATGTAATATCAGCAGGTGGTGCAGCAGGTGGTTCAGGAGGATTTGGTGAAGGCGGCGGCGGTGGTGGCGGCGGTGGTTATAGAGAATCTCCGGGAGCAGCTACTTGTTATACAGCTTCACCTAGAGGAGCTTCTCCTGCAACAGCAATAGTAGTTTCAGCACAAGGTTATCCAATAGTAGTAGGTGGTGGCGGCAGTGGTGGAACAGGGCCTGGAGGATGTGGAGTAGCATCAAGTGGATTAGGATTAACAGGAGCTGGCGGCGGCGGCGGTGGTGGACATTTTAGTACTCCTCAAAGTAGACCAGGAAAACCTGGAGGATCAGGTGGTGGTGGAGCAGGACAATCTCCAGGTGCATCAGGAAATAATCCTCCCGTAAATCCAGCTCAAGGAACAAGTGGTGGAGTTGGAAGAGCAGCACCTCAGTATCAAGCTGGTGGTGGAGGTGGAGCGACAACTTGTGGAGCTTCTCCTGCTCCAGGAGCGGCAGCAGGAAATGGTGGAACCGGAGGTATTAGTGAAATTACAGGAAGTCCTTTAGGAAGATCAGGTGGTGGTGGAGGTTCTAACGGACAATCACCCGGTAGACAAGGTACATCTCCTTGTGGAAGTGGTGGAGCAGGAGCACTTACGCAATGTGCTGCGGGAAGTAATGGAGTTACTAATAGAGGTGGCGGCGGTGGTGGCGGTGGAGGAACTAATCCACCAGCAGGAACTGGAGGAAATGGTGGTTCAGGAGTAGTAATAATAAGGTATAGATTTCAATAGGATTATATTATGGCACACTTTGCAAAAATATCAGAAACAAACGAAGTACTAGCAGTACATGTTGTAAACAATTTAGACATACTTAATGCCGATGGTGTTGAAGATGAAACTGTTGGACAAACTTATTTAGAAACACATAGCAATTGGCCTGCACATTTATGGATTCAAACATCCTATAATACAAGAAGTAATGTTTACAAAGATGGTGGTACACCTTTTAGAGGAAATTACGCAGGTATAGGTTATACTTGGGACGAAAATGATCAAATCTTCTGGCCTAAAAAACCTCACGCATCTTGGGTAAAACATAATGCATCAGCTTCTTGGAAATCACCAATCGGTGATGCTCCAGCATTAACAGCTGAACAAGAATTACAAAATACAGCTGATACTCACAAATGGTTTTACGTTTGGAATGAAGCAAATACAACTTGGGACTTGACAGATAGCAAAGCATAAATTAAAAATGGTGGTGGTATGCAGAAGAAAGAATCAATAATTTATCCGTTGTTTTCAATGCCTTTGTTGGCTATGTCTTTAGAAAATATAGATAATAATAAACTTTTAAAACACATAAAAAATATTACATATAGAGATAATATTAATTCAGATAAATGTTATATATCTGAATCTGTTAAAATATTAGAAATTAAAAAATTAAAAAAAGAAAAAGAAATTTTTTTAAAAGCAATTAAAAAATATTTAACTTTTCTGGGATACACAAAAGGTTTTAAAATTTTAAATTCGTGGTCTACTAAAGTAAAAAAAAATTATCAAAGTCAACCACACGTTCATACTAACACTTGGATAAGTGGGGTTTATTATACCCAAGATAATTCTTCTATTCGGTTTATAAAAAATTGGGCTAATAGTTCTTTTTTTAATTTAGGATTTAATAATACTAAAAATATTTATTCTTCACCTACTTGGGATATTAAAGCTAAAAAAAATACTTTATTACTTTTTCCTAGTGAACTGCAACATAAAATTAAAAAAAATGTATTAAAAGAAGATAGATATTCAATAGCGTTTAATGTGTTACCGATAGGTAGTTTTAACAAAGGACAAGACAATGAAATCATTTATAACTAAAAAAATATTATCCGAACAAGTTTTATATTTTGGTAATGTAGCAATGCCTAAAGATTGGGAAATAGATAGAATTGAATTATCTCACCACATTTTACACTCTAATTTAAGTGATAGAAAATTACAGTTTTCAAGAACTTATGATAAGTTAGATACTTACATAAAAGATTTTATTGGTCTTGAGTATAGTATCAATTTAATTAACAAAGAAACGTGGGGAAATATCTATAAACCCAATGAGACAACAATTCCTTTATTAAATATTGATCCGGTGGATCTGCGTAACTCTCCAGACTTTACTATGCTTTATGGCATTAAAGTCAAAGATTGTAATGTTAGAATACATTATGAAGATAACAGACGTAAAGGAAAAAGTTGGGATATAAAACTTACAAATAATATGTTTATAATGTTTCCATCAACTAATATGTATTATATAACTAATAATCAGAAAGATAGTTTAAATTTTGTACAGACTATAACTTATGAATATACCTAATTATTACTGGCATTTTCCATCAGCACTGACACTAAAGTTTTGTGATGATGTAATAGCTTATGCTAATCAACAAGAAGAAGTTATGGCTAGAACTGGTGGCTATGAAAATAAAAAATTAAACAAAGACCAAATTAAAAATATGCAAATAAAAAGAAAGTCAGATTTAGTTTGGTTAGATGATACTTGGATATATAAAGAATTACATCCATACGTTCATATGGCTAACAAAAATGCTGGTTGGAATTTTGATTGGGAAAGAAGTGAGCCTTGTCAGTTTACAAAATATAAACACAACCAATATTATGATTGGCATTGTGATAGTTTGGATAAACCTTATGAAAGAAAAAATACCAACAATCCGGAGCACGGCAAAATTAGAAAACTATCTATGACTTGTCAGTTGACGGATGGTTCAGAATATACAGGTGGTGAGCTGGAATTTGATTTTAGAAACTATGATCCACATATGAGAGATGAAGCTAAACATTTAAAAAAAGCAAAAGAGATTTTACCAAAAGGATCTATTATTGTATTTCCTAGTTTTGTATGGCATAGAGTTAAACCAGTAACATCAGGAACTAGATATAGTCTTGTTGTTTGGCATTTAGGAAAACCGTTTAGATAATATGAATATAAATAATTATTTTAACACAACTCTTTGGTCAGAACAAAAACCTGAGTTTGTAAAGTCATTAAACAAAGCATCTAATAAATATATTGAAGATGCAAGAGATAAACAAAAAGCACATATAAAAAAGTTTGGTGATTTTGGAATATCGTATCACTCAACGCCACTTACAGCTGACAATGATTTTATAGATTTTAGAAATTACATTGGACAAAAGTCTTGGGAGTATTTAGACCATCAAGGTTTTGATATGCAACAATACACAACTATTTTTTCTGAAATGTGGGTTCAAGAATTTGCTAAAAAAGGTGGTGGTCATCATTCAGCACACGTACATTGGAATCAACACGTATCAGGATTTTACTTTTTAAAGTGTAGTGACAAGACTTCTTATCCAATATTTCATGAACCAAGAACAGGAGCTAGAGCTACAAAATTAAAAATGAAACCAGATCAAAAAGGTGTTTGGAATGGGTCAGAATTAATTCATTTTAAACCTGCACCAGGTACATTAATTATATTTCCAGGATTTTTAGAACACGAATTTGCATTAGATTTTGGTAAAGAACCTTTTAGATTTATTCATTGGAATATAACCGCTATTCCTAAAGAGATGGCAAAAGATGTTTAAAGTAGTAGATAATTTTTTAGAAAAAGAATACTTTAATGAAATTCAAAAAACTATGCTTGAAGGAAATTTTCCTTGGTATCATAGCTATGGTATAACTAAAGAAGAAACTAAAAAAGATAATTTTTATTTTGTGCATAATTTTTATAGAGATTTTAGTCCTTCTAGTAATTATTTTAATTTACTAAAAAATTTTTTAGATAAAATTGAATGTAAGAGTATTATAGGAATAAAAGGTAATACATATTTTAAAACAAATAAAAAAGAAATACACGCTTCTCATATTGACTATCCTTTTAAGCATAAAGGTTGTTTATTATATATAAATGACAATAATGGCTTAACTTATTTTGGTAAAAAATCAGTAAAACCAAAAGCTAATAGAGTAGTTTTTTTTGATCCTAGTAAAGATCATGCTAGTAGTTCATGTACTGATAAAAATAGAAGAATAAATATTAATTTTAATTATTTTTAATATGAGTTTTAAGAAAGATAAATACATAGTTATTAAACAAGTAATATCAAAAGACCTAGCAGCTTTTGTTGCTAATTATTTTTTAATGCAGAAACAAGTTTATGATACTTGTAGGAACTCTCGTTACATTTCACCTTTTGAAAATATTATGGGTTACTACGAAGGACAAGATGAACAGATACCAGAAACCTATAGTCAGTATTCTAATATAGCTATGGAAACTTTAATGTTAAAATGCCAACCAGAAATGGAAAAAAATACAGGATTAAAATTATACCCAGCTTATACCTATGCAAGAATATATAAAAAGGGTGATGAACTTAAAAGACATAAGGATAGGTTTAGTTGTGAGATATCTACAACTATGAATCTTGGTGGTGACGATTGGCCTATATATCTCGAGCCCTCTGGAAAAGAAAATATGAAAGGTATTAAAATAAATTTAAAACCAGGAGATATGTTAGTCTATTCTGGTTGTGAACTAGAACATTGGAGAAATAAATTTAAAGGCAAAGAATGTGTTCAAGTATTTCTTCATTATAACAACCGTAAAACACCAGGTGCTAAAGATAATATGTTTGACAAACGTGTACATTTAGGTCTTCCAAATTGGTTTAAACGGTGATATATCCCTATAATGGAGACAGTAATCCACCATACCTACTGTCTCCTTTATAAGGATTTTATATGTTACAAAAATTAGGTTTTGCTCCAGGATTCAACAAACAAGTTACCGAAACAGGCGCTGAGGGTCAGTGGTTTGATGGGGATAACGTGCGTTTTAGATATGGTTCACCAGAAAAAATAGGCGGCTGGGAACAATTAGGTACAGAAAAACTAACCGGTGCCGCAAGAGCTATACACAACTGGAATGATAATATAGGTATAAAATATTCTGCAATTGGTACTAATAGAATCCTTTATGTTTTTTCAGATGGTGATTATTACGATATCCACCCCATAAGAACTACGATTACTGGAGCAAATTTTACAAGTACAGCAGGGTCATCAACAGTCACAATAACTGTTTCGTCACGTCATGGTTTATTAGATAACGATATAGTATTATTTGATGCTGTTTCTGGTTTATCTGGGTCGACTTTTACAAACACCACATTTGAAGATGAAAAATTTATGGTAACTTCTACACCAAGTAGTACTACTTTTACAATTACAATGACCACTAACGAAGCCGGCACACCTGTAACTAATGCAGGCTCTGCTTCTGTTCTTTGTTATTATAGTGTAGGACCCACTACACAAGAATCAGGGTTTGGTTGGAGTTCAGGGTTATTTGGTGGCGAGGTAAACGGGGCCGTAACCAATACTCTTGCTTCTACTATAAATGATGCTGTAACCAATATTCCTTTGACTAACTCATCAACTTTTCCAGCATCGGGGACCATAAGAATAGGGACAGAAGATATATCTTACACAGCAAATAACACAGGAACAAATATATTAAGCGGGGGAGCAAGAGAAGTTAATGGCACTACAAAAGCTGCTCACAGTGGTGGTGCAACAGTTACAAATATTACAGATTACAACGGCTGGGGTGAAGCTTCCTCAACCACACAATTTACACTTGACCCTGGTTTATGGGTTCTTGATAATTTTGGTACAAAGTTAATTGCTCTTATATACAATGGAGAATGTTTTGAATGGGATGCTACACCCACTAATGCGTTAGCTACTCGGGCAACAATTATATCTGGAGCACCAACAGCATCACGTCACATGGTGGTATCAACTCCCGATAGGCACTTAGTTTTTTTTGGAACAGAAACTACTATTGGAGATAAAACCACACAAGACAGTATGTTTATTAGATTCTCGAACCAGGAAAATATTAATGAGTATACTGTAAAAGCAGAAAACACAGCAGGTACACAAAGACTTGCTGCGGGATCTAAGATTATGTCTGCTATAAAAGGTAGGGATGCTCTTTATGTATGGACCGATACTGCAATATTTTTAATGCAATTTGTAGGCCAACCTTTTACTTTTGCATTTCAACAAGCGGGGACTAACTGTGGATTGATTGGTAAAAATGCTTGTATCGAAGTTGATGGTTCAGCTTATTGGATGTCAGAAAATGGTTTTTTTAATTACGACGGTCAGGTAAGATCTATGCCTTGTTTAGTAGAAGATTTTGTTTACTCAGTAGATCCTGGACTTGGTCTTAATTCTGTAACTAAAGATTTTATTAACACAGGTATTAATAATCTTTTTGGAGAAATAAACTGGTTTTATTGTTCAGCTGCTGCCACTTCGGTTGATAGAGTAGTCACTTATAATTATGTAGATTCTACAACTGAAAGACCTATTTGGACAACAGGATCCTTAAATAGATCCGCTTGGGTAGATTCTTCTGTATACGAAAAACCTCATGCAACACTCTATGACCCTGATGATAATACCTCTTATGATGTTACTGGTAATGTAGACGGAAGTAGTATATACTACCAGCACGAAACAGGGACCGATCAAGTTAATGCCGGCAATGCAGTTACTGCTATTAATGCTAATATTATTTCTGGTGATTTTGATATTACTCAAAAAAGAAGTAATACAGGTCAAGCGGTAGGGACCCCTGACTTAAGAGGTGATGGTGAATATATGATGAGAATAAGCAGATTTATACCAGATTTTATAGAACAGACAGGGGATACTGAAGTTAGTTTTACAACAAGAAACTATCCTAATACCGCTGCAACAACTACAAATTTTACATCAACTGAAACTACAAATTTTAAAAGCACTAGACTTAGGGCTAGATCAATTGCATTAAAAGTATCTAATACAGGTACTGGAAAAAATTGGAAACTAGGTACATTTAGATTAGATATTGCACCAGGAGGAATGAGATAATGGCAACAGATGCAGAGATAAGAGCAAAAGGTATAAAGTTTTTACCTCTCCAAAAATATTTACAGAACCCATATGAATTCCCTGTAGAAGAAGAAACGGCACCTGTAGATCAAGGTATAGTAAATACAAATGCTTTTACAAATAGTGGTGATAATAATTACACTGGTGGTAATTTTAATTTAAATGATTTTCAAAAAAATGTTAATGATAGACAAAAGAGACTTAATAATCCTTCTGATACTTTTTTAGGTTTTAATACTAGAAGAGACCAAAATTTAACTGGAGCAGACGCAGGAGAATATATTGGATCTGGTATAACAATTCCTCAAGAACAAACTATGATGGGTAAAGCACAAAGTTTTTTAACACCACAATCTGCTGATCAAATTATAGCTGAGGGGTATCAAGAACCAAGATTTCAACCAGGAATACTGGCAACTATAATGGGTAAGTTGGACAACTATCGTAATCTTCCAAGAGCTGATCAAGCGTTCATTGCACAAAATATGGGTTACACAGGTCCAACTGTATTTGGAGAAAATAATTCAGGACTTGGTAAAGATCCTTTTGGAATCAATACTAGGTCTGCATTCGGTAACTATGGAGAATTTGTAGATAAAAAAGCTGGACAACTTACAGACACTTTAACTAAAAAAGGTGGTAAAATATTTGATAAGTATGCTGTTGACCCTATAACTGGTGAAGTTTTAAATGAAGAAGAATTTAGTTATGATCCTATTACAGGACAATATACAGGAACAAATGCAGCAGCCATAGCAAAAGCAAATCAAATGAATAAAAAGAATTTTTCAAAACTAGGTTATTACATGGATAAAAAAAAAGAAAGGAAACAAATACAAGGTGATGTTTTAACTGGACAAATGCAAAGAGACGCAGAAGCTGGTAAAGCAGGTAAATCAGATTCTCAGGATAAATCAAGAGCAGGATCATTAGGTAGAAGACCCGGATCAGGTGGTACTGTAGATAGAGTTACTGAAGGGCCGGGTCAAAATGTTTCAGATGTTGATAATCAAGCTTATGATAGTGGTGGTCGAGAAGGTTTTGGTTATGGTCTTAAAGATGGTGGCAGAGCCGGATACTTTTTTGGTGGTAGAGCAAGACTACAAGGTGGTGGTATGAGTCAAGGAAATGAATCTAACATAAGTCAAAGCACTAACATGGGTGGTGGTATAACTGGTGATCTTTCTACGGCACGACAGACTGCTAATCACGACAGGGCTATGAGAGATAATCAAAAACCACCAGAATCACTTGTAAAAAATATAATTGATACAGGGTCTGAACTTAGTTATTTAAATAATTTAAAAAATTTAAATGTTCCTGGAATAGCTCTTAACTTTGGGGTAAATAAATTTAGAAATTTTTTAGAAAATAGAAAAACTAAAGAAGAAGATAAACTTTCTTACAACACTAATTCTTTGCCTACAAATAATTATTTTGCCGAGGTCCAACAAAAAGATCTTGATGCTTCTAAGATGAGAGGTTTTAAAAAACAAGATTATAATTCATACCTAGACCAAATGAATATGTTGAATGATGGAACCAAAGTAACTCCATATGAATTTCAAGGATTACAAGATGGGTCTATTACAACAACAGGAACTTTTACAGCAGCAAACGGTGGCAGAGCTATGTTTAAAAACGGAGGCCTAGCAGATTTATTATAATGGCAAAAATTGTACAATCATTAACTAGAGCAACAAAAGAATATGAACAAAAGAATATACAATCATTAGTTAGAGATCTTGATGGTATTATTAC